ATCTTCAATTGTTCCGTCATTGTACAATATTGAATCAAATTTATTATTAGTGTCAATCCATTTCCATTCACTAGGATGGATGTCATACTCTGCCATTAACTTGTTATCTGATTGATTATCAAGTATTGCACTACCAAACCATTCAGGATCGGCGCCACGTTTAACTTGCCAAACTTCGCCGCCTAAATCTCTTATAACATTCTGTTCATTACGGAATCTTACATCAGGTACTACAAACGCTGTGTTGGGATTGTTTATAATCCTTTGTTTTACCATGCTTACCCATATACCATCATAGAATCCGTTTCGCATACAGTCAGTGCCAAATTCTTGTAGTACTAGTCTAGGAGTAATTATTCTACCAGTTTCTTCTGTCCAAAAGTCATCTTGGACTTCTCGCCATTCTCTTGAATCAGACGAGTCTCCTTCAAGCATCTGTCTATTCCATCCAAATAGCTCAGATACAGCATCTTTTAATTTGTCTGCAAATGATATTTTTTCAAAACCGTATGTGTCTACAAGGTGATCACTCACTGTACCCTTGCCAGAACCAATAAGTCCACAGATACCGATAATCATATAAAGTCTCCTAAGTTAGTAGTATACTATATATTATACGATAGTTTTAGTGAATTGTCAAGTGTTTTTTTAGCCGATTGTAAAGCCGTAGCCTACACCGCCCGCTACTGCCATAGATACTTCGTTCTCAAGTTTTTCCATTTCAGACTGTGCTTCGGCTTTTAGTGCATCACCGTTAAGTGTGCTTCCGCCTCCCGGGCCTGCTATAGTAGCAAATTTTGAACGTGCTTCGCCTAGCATATATTTACAGCTAGCAAGGGTAAAGTCTTTAATCCACTGACTTGCAAGGTAGTCCGTTAATAACTGTTCATCTGGACGATAGTTATATGCATAAAGTAGTATTGATTCTTCTGCTCTAGGACGCTGTAGTAGTGTCAATTTTTTAGTAGTAGTATTCCATTTAAACTCTATAAAAGATCCAAACATTCTACCTACTAGTTCTTGATGCTGTGCAAACATGTCATAAGTTGCTAGCCCGCCCATTTTTGATCCTGATAACAAATATGTATTTGTATATGCAGCATTAAATGGTTCAAATAATGAGCCGCCGCCACCGCCGGCTGTGCGTGAGCCAATACTTCTACGGAATAGTTTGCGGACTTCCATTATTTCATTAGGTAATACATATTCGTTCTGATCAACAACTGTAGTTAAAAATAAGTACGATTCTTCTACGCTATTATCCGATCTTTGTCTAAATTTGCTTAAAGCTTTACCTAATGCTGTTTCGTAATGGATAGGATCTAATTCAACGTCAATCATTCCGCCACCAAGAGACGTATTTACGTAATCATATACATTTTGTTTTACTGTTGCTAAGTCTGTCATTCTCTACTCTCTCCATAGTATTTATCTTAACGATAAATATGTATATGCCAAGAATAAGTTTATACAAACCAGAGCGCGGTAACGATTACCATTTCCTAGATAGACAGATCCAGGAAATGTTTACTGTTGGCGGAACTGATATTAATATTCACAAGTACCTAGGTGCTAGAAACCCTGACACTAGTGAAGCTACTGCTGATCAACCTCATTATGATGCAGTAAAAGAAACTAACATACAAGACTTACTATTTTTAGAAAATAGAGATAGAAAGTATGATCCAGATGTTTATACAATGCGAGCTGTATATAATGTTCAAGATATTGATTTTGACTTATCACAGTTTGGATTATTTTTAAGTAATGATACGCTGTTTATGACCATACATATAAACAGTAGTGTAAAAGCATTAGGTAGAAAAGTTATGAGTGGCGATGTTATTGAACTGCCTCACTTAACAGACGAATATGCACTTAATGATTATAATACTGCACTTAAACGATTTTATGTTGTAGAAGACGTAAACCGTGCTGCAGAAGGATTCAGTCAAACTTGGTATCCGCATTTATATAGACTAAAACTTAAACAAATATATGACGGTCAAGAATACAAGGATATACTTGACTTACCTGCAAGTGAAAATTCAAGTAATACACTAAGAGATGTATTATCTACATATGAAAAAGAAATGCAGGTAAACAGAGCAGTAGTTGCACAAGCTGAAGTAGACGCTCCAAAGAGTGGCTTTGATATCAGTCATTATTATAATATAGCAACGAATCCAGATGGAACTGTTGCACTACAAACTGCTGATCAAACAGATTTAGATGCTTCTGGAATTAATACCAGAGCTGACGAAGTTAGTGATCGTCCTGATAGAGAAGGTTACACAGGATACTTAGTAGGTACTGGTGATGTTGCTCCAAATGGTGCGCCGTTTGGATTTGGCATTGCGTTTCCATTAGATAATTTCTTAGGTGATTATTTTTTACGTACAGACTTTTTACCAAACAGAATGTTTAAATATGATGGGAAACGATGGGTGAAACAGAACGATGATGTTAGAATGACACTGAGTAATACTTTAGAAAAACAAACTCTTAAATCGTCGTTTACTAACAATACAAAATCAAGTACAATTGGTGGCGAAACTGTGCCAGAACGTCAAAGCTTATCTAAAGCACTTAGACCAAAAAAGGATAACTAATGCAACATTTTTATGATGGTCAAATTAGACGTTATACTACGCAGATGATGCGTATACTCAGTAACTTTCCTGTAATTGATGGTGACGGACAAACAAAAGATGTTCCTGTTATGTACGGTGATTTAACACGTCAAGTAGCTAACATTATTAGAGAAAACTCTGAAAACAAATTACCTAGTGCTCCTAGAATTAGTGTATATCTTACTGGACTAGAGTTAGATAAAGATCGACTTACTGATGCTACGTATACTAGAAAAGTTAATATACGTGAACGTCAATACGACGAAGTTAATAAAGAATACCTTAACACAGAAGGCAAATCATATACTGTAGAGAGATTAATTCCTACGCCATACTTAATGAGAGTTAATGCAGACATATGGGCAAGTAATACTGATCAAAAATTACAGTTATTAGAACAAATATTAGTATTGTTTAATCCTAGTTTAGAAATGCAAACTACAGACAATTTCGTTGACTGGACTAGTATAACTGCTGTACATCTTGAAAATGTACAGTGGAGCAGTAGAAGTATTCCTGTTGGCATAGATACTGAAATAGATGTTGCTACTTTAAGTTTTACTGTTCCTATCTATATTAGTCCACCTACTAAAGTACGTAAAATGGGTGTTATAACTAATATTATAACAAGTATGTTTGATGAAGAAAACGGTACTATTGAAGATGGAGTATCAAAGCCGCAACTTAACGCATACGATGATACTTCCAATCCTGGAACATCAACTGATGCCAGAGGTACAAGAATTGATTCGTTAGCTGGAGGACATTCAGCTAATGTTAACTTTGCACAATGGGGCGTATATGTAAACCAAGGTGCAGCACAGTTAGTTGCTAACGGAATGGTCGGCGTAAAAAATTGGAGAGAAATTTTTACAGCATTACCTGGAGTATACGCTGCTGGCGTTAGTAGAATATATCTTACTAGTAATGATAATTCTAAGACTGTTACAGGAACATTTGCACTTAATCCATTAGACGAAGGATCTATTGCTATTGATTTTGATACAGATAGTTTCCCTTCAGACACTATTATTAGTAATAGAACTAGTATAGATTATATTATTGATCCTACTAACTATGATCCTACAGCTATAAAAGTATCAGGTGTTAGATTATTACTTTTAGATGATGTTGGTGATGTTAATGCTACACAAGTTTCTAGTGCATGGGCAAATACAGACGGTTCTGGACTAGTAGCTAGTATAAATGATATAGTTGAATGGGATGGAACAAAATGGAACATTATATTTGATGCTTCAGCAGCTACTGCTATTACATATACAACTAATCTTAATACGCAAACACAATATAGATTTGCTAACGACGAATGGTTATTAAGTATAGACGGCGACTATCCAGTTGGTGCATGGAGAATTGAACTCGCTGGCTAATTACTTGTATGAACGCAAGTATTGTATGCAGCGGTGCATTATTTTATACCTTATCTACAAATAGATTCTTATTCTTACATCGATCAGGTGGCAAAAAGTCTAATGTCTGGGGACTAGTAGGCGGTACCAATGAAGGTACTGAGACCCCGTGGGAAGGACTTAAACGTGAGATTGAGGAAGAAATAGGGGACGGTGTTACTATTAAAAAAACACTTCCTTTAGAAAGCTTTCTTAGTAACGATAAAAAGTTTATTTTTCACACATATCTTTGTGTTGTTCAAGATGAATTTATTCCAATTCTAAATAGAGAACATGATGGCTATGCATGGTGTAGTTTTACCAAATGGCCAAAGCCGTTGCACCATGGCTTACGTAACACTCTACAAAGTAAAATTAATCTTAGTAAATTAGAAACTGTATTTCAAACAATTAATTTACTTGACAACTAGTCTAAAAGATAGTATAATAGTATTATGAAAGTATTAGTTCTTGGCGATGTAATCGTTGACAAATATATCTACGGAACTTCAGAACGTTTAAGTCCTGAGGCTCCTGTACCAATTGTTAAGTACCAGAAAGAAGTCTGGACAATTGGCGGCGCTGGACTTGTTTTTGAAAACTTAATTAGCCTAGGGGTTAATACAAAACTATTTGAAACTGAACAACCTAGTAGCATTAAAACTAGAGTAATTTGTGACGGACATTACGTTACACGCATTGACGATGATAAAGACGCTGATAGTAATGCTGTACTAGCAAATGTACTAAAGAGTGATTTCTCACAATATGATTATGTTATTCTAAGCGACTATGACAAAGGTGTATTAGATAACTCAAAACAAATTATTGATCATATAAACAGTCAAGGTTGTAGAGTTATTGTAGACCCTAAGCGTAATGCATGTGAATATAAAGATGCATGGCTTGTAAAGCCTAACAATAAAGAATTTACTAATTTTGAGTTTGACGAATGGCAAGGCAACATTATTACAACTGATGCAGGCAATAATGTTGTTGCTACAATAGA